ACGCCTTTGATACATATACAGCTACTGCTGACAGAGAAGATTTAAGTAATATTATTTACAACATTTCTCCAATGCAAACACCGTTTATGTCATCAATCGGTAAAAGAAATATTAAAAACGTAGTATTTGATTGGCAGACAGAAAGTTTACCTACTCCAAGTGCAAGTGGACAGTTAGAAGGCTTTGAGCTTTCAAGAACAGCTTCTACAGCTACAACCAGAGCAAGTAATGTTGCTATGATTTCAGCTAGAGACGCAACTGTAACAGGTTCACAAGAAGCTTCAGATGCAGCTGGTAAGAGATCAGAAATGGCTCACCAACTTGCTATCATGGCTAAAGCACTTAAAAGAGATATGGAAGAAGCTCTATGTCAAAAAGGTGCTAAAACAACTGGTGATGCTACAACAGCTAGGGTAACTGGTGGTTTCGAATCTTGGATTACAACTAACGATTCAAGAGGAACTTCAGGTGCTTCTACTGGTGGCGGTGCTGCTCCAACAGACGGAACACAAAGAGCATTAACAGAGGACTTATTAAAAGATGTTTTACAACTTATGTTCGCTAGTGGTGCAGAGCCAAACATGGCAATCTGTGGTCCTGTAAACAAGCAAGTAATTTCTGGTTTTACAGGCAGATCACAAGCTAGACAATTTGTTGATGCAAACACAGTCGAAGCTTCAGTATCAATCTATTCATCTGACTTTGGTGAACTAAAAATCGTTCCATCAAACAGATCAAGAGAAAGATCATTGTTGTTAGTAGACCCAGAGTTTGCAAAAGTGTCATACCTAAGAGATTTCCAAACTATTGATATCTCAACAATAGGTGATGCAGAAACCAAAATGATTGTGGTGGAATATGGATTGGAAGTGTCCAATGAAGCTGCTCATGGTGTGGTTGCAGACTTAACAACATCATAAGTTTAGTTAAATAAGCTTTAAGGGAAGTTTCGGCTTCCCTTTTTTTTGTGCTAAAATCTTTACATGGCAAAAACTACATTAATAGATCATAAAACAGGGTTGCAGTCTATCTTTGCGACTGAAGATGATAAGGTTGTATATCAAACAAAACAGAATATTCAACCAACATTAGACTATGTAAAACACTTATCTGAAAATGCACCAGGTAAAGATTTTCGTCATGTAGCAGAAGTTCCCATGGTAATATATCAACAAGCAATGCGAGAAGGCTGGGCTAAAGATTCTGCACAATGGAAGAAATGGTTAAACCATTCTGATAACAAACCCTTTAGGACATGGAAAGGTAAAGTATGACATACGATGAATTAAAAACTAATATTGCAAATTTCTTAAACAGGTCAGATTTAACAGATCAGTTAGACTTTTTTATTGATGCAACAGAAGGTGAATTTAACAGAAGATTAAGAACTAAGGATATGATTAAACGTGCTACTGCTACAGCAGATGCACAATATATGTCATTACCAACAGATTGGTTAGAAGCTATCAATATAGAAATTACATCAAATAACTTTAGACCATTATTTCAACAATCTATTGAATCATTAGACGTATACAGAAAAGCGAATAATAACGTAACTGGTGAACCTATTTATTATGCAATCGTAGATAATTCATTAGAATTAGCACCTACCCCTGACACAAGTTATACGCTACAATTAACATACTATGGCACTATTGATGCTTTAAGCAGTTCTAATACAACGAACTTTATATCCACAGGATATCCAGATGCTTACTTATATGGTGCTTTAAAACACGCTTCTATCTATCTAATGGAAGATGAAAGAGTGCCGTTATTTACAGCACAATTTGAAAAAGCATTAGAAGAGATGAGAATGGAACAAGAGAAAGCAGAATTTGGCAAAGGATCTCTAATACAAAGAAGAAGAACTTATGGCAAGTCTGGTAAAAAAATGTATTATTGGAATAATAATTAGGAGATAAAATGGCTGGATTTAGTGATTATTTAGAGGATAAAGTATTAGACCATGTATTTGGTGGTAATGCTTATACAGCACCATCAACATTATATGTTGCTCTATATACTGTAGCACCTACAGATACAGGTGGTGGCACAGAAGTATCAGGCGGTGCTTATGCAAGACAATCAGCTGCATTTACCGTATCTGGAACAAACCCAACTGAAGCAACAAACTCAGCAGCTATTGAATACCCAACAGCTACAGCAGATTATGGAACTGTAGTTGCAGTTGGTATTTTAGATGCTTCATCAGCTGGTAATCTTTTAGCTTACGCAAACCTAACAACATCTAAAACTGTAAGCACAGGTGATGTATTCAGATTTGACGCTGGAGATTTAGATATAACATTGGCGTAATATTATGGCCTCAGTAGGCTATGGTTATGGTGGCTATGGGAAGTCTCATTACGGACAACCTGTTTTTCAATTCGGCGATGCTACCATACAATCAACAACAGGTTTTACTGCTGAATCGTCTGTAAAAAGATTTGGTTCAGCAACTATTGCATCAACATCAAGCGTCACAGCAGTTGGCGTTATTATCAAGCTTGGTGCTTCTACCCTAGCACAAACATCTAACTTTACTGGTAACGGTGAAGTCGTCAAGTTTGCTGCATCTACTATAAGTGCAGTATCAGGCTTTAGTGCAGTCGGCAGGCAAATAGATCGCGGACAAGCGGTTATTAGTGCAGTATCTAGTGCTACAGCTACTGGTAGACAAATAGATAGAGGCGCTGCAACCATAACAGGAACATCTGGATTTACAGCTGTTGGCAGACAAATAGATTTAGGATCTTCAACTATAGCAGCTACATCTAGTGTAACCGCAGTTCCAACAAAACTAATACCAGGCGCATCAACTATAACTGCAACAAGCAGTATGACTGCTGTTGGTACACAAATAGATCGTGGTGTAGTTATAGGACCAGTTGTATCAAATATGACAGCTACTGGTAGGTTTACTATTAGTGCAGCAGCTACATTAGCTGGTATAAGTGGCTTTAATGCAATAGGTAGACAGATAGACAGAGGTGCATCTGTAATTGCACAAACAAGTGGATTTAATGCTATTGGTAGTCTAAAATGGGAAGATATAATTGTTCCTGATGAAACATGGACAGAACAAGATATAATAGCCGATACCTGGACAAACCAAGCGAATCCAGATACATCATGGACAGATTTACAAACAAGTACAACGTGGGAGGAGCAATCTAACCCATCGACTACTTGGAATGAATTAGGCGAACAAGACGCAGCTTAAAGGAATTTTTTTATGGCAGATACATTTACAACGAATTTAAACTTAACCAAACCAGAAGTAGGCGCATCTACTGATACTTGGGGAACAAAGATTAATAATGATCTTGATACAGTAGACGGACTATTTAGTTCTACTGGCACTTCAGTAGCTATGAACCTAGACGGAGCAGTAATAGATAGCTCTGTCATTGGTGGCACAACACCAGCAGCAGGAACATTCACAACCCTTACAGCTAATACATCTATAACAGGCACATTAGCTACAGCAGCTCAACCTAATATTACAAGTCTTGGTACGCTTACAGCTCTTACAGGTAATACAGGAGATTTAAACTGGGATAGCGGAACTTTATTTGTAGACTCTTCTGCTAACGCTGTTGGTATTGGAAGCACAGACCCAGCAGGCGATGCTTTAGCAACTGCGGATGATTTAGTTATAAAAAATACAGGTTCTGCTGGTTTAACAATTAAAAGTGCTGATTCAGGCAATCAAACAATAGCTTTTGGTTCATCTTCTGATGAAGATTATGCACTAATACAAGGTTTTTATAACTCAGGTTCACCTTTTGTTAGACATTCAATTTCAGGCTCAGAAAAAATGCGTATTGATTCTGGTGGTCGTGTGATGATTGCTGAAACATCAAACTCAGGTTATTCAGCTAATGCTGATGATTTAATTGTTGGTAATAATGGTTCTGCTACTGAAAGAGGTATTTCAATAGGAGCAACATCAGGTGGTTCTATAAGATGGAATGATGGTTCTGATACAGGAATTATTGAATATGCTCATTCTAGTGACAGCATGAGACTTTACACAGCAGGCTCAGAAAAAATGCGTATTG